TGTAGGCCGGCGCCAGGACCGCGAGGTCCAGACGCATCATCGGGGCCAGCTGCCTGAAGGTGATGACCTGCGGGGTCAGCTCACCCATGTAGGCAATGCTGGTGAACGGAAGAAGGAAGTTCAGGTCGTTGAGCGGAGTCGTTCCGCCACCCGCCTGGCTGGCCGCCGCAACCTGAGCGATCAGGCTGTAGGACGTCATCGCGGCCGGCACGCCGCTGGTCGCCGTCGCCACCGTGCGGTAGACCCGCAGGTACTCCGGAGGGAACGCACCGATCGACGCTGCGTTGGTGAGAGTCAGCGGGATGTACTTCAGAGCGTCCTTGTCCGCCTGGATCACCGTCACCGATCCAGCCATCGCAGGGCTGGGCGCCGACTCGCCGAAACGGTTGCAGGCCGTGACGACGTAGGAGTAGTAGTTGGTCCCCGCAGGAGCGCCCTTGTTGAAGGCACCCGTCGCGCCAGCCATGGCCGCAGCCGTGACAGCCTGCGGACTGGCCGGAGCATTCGGATGCGTTGCCGCCGCCGGAGGAGTCGGGAGCCGACGGATGAACACGTCGGGGTTGAACTCGATGTGGCCAGCCTGGGTAGCCATCGAGTTGACGGACTGGCCGATGACGCCGTTGACCGGAGCGGGCAGAGACACGCGCTCGCGCGGGTACATCGTCTTGACCAGGTCCGACAGCTCACGGGTACCGAGGAACATGTCCGTCGGGTAGCCGTAGGCCTCAACGATCTGGTTGCTGGCCTCCTCGACATCGGCCTCCTGCAGGGCCTGACCTTCCAGGTCCACGAAGCTGGTGGCGTCGATGAGAGCATCGAGACCGTCCCACTGCTCGGCCTCACCGTCGAACGCGAGGTTGGAGTCAGCGGTGAAGAGAGCCAGCTCGACACGCTCCAGCAGCCAGAGGATGCCGTTCTGGTTCTCGAGGGCGATGATGTCCCCGTGCGCCGGGTGAACCAGCGTGGCGGGATGGGTCACTTCACGAGTGGTGCCCATGAACTTCACGAGCTGCGTGCGCCTGACGTAGCTCGAGTCAGTGCTGGGAGGAAGCTCCCCCTCCTGCGTGAACGCGAACGCGCCCTGCGGCCCGTACGCGGTCAGCTGGTTGTACTCCTCGACGGTGGAGTACGCTGGGCTCTTTGGGATCTTCTTCCAGAGCTTGATGTGGTGGTTGGTGAAGGTGACCACCTTGAGGCTGGCTTCAAGCGACTCCACACGGAGTGCGCTGCCGCCAGTCTGATTGGTGATCTGGTAGCCGGCCTCGAGGGCCTTGGTCAACTCGTTGACGTCCTGCGCAGGGGCCATGCCAAAGCCATTGAGCCCCTCGTAGTGACGCAGTGAAACTTGTCCGTACATGCTGATCTCCTTTTGCGTCGTTTCGAGGTCAGATCCTATTTCGGGTCTTCACTCAGGTTTCAGCCCCTAGCCCTGGCGAGCCTTCTGCAGGATCCTGGGTCCGAGGTCAGGCCGAAGCTCCCCGGTGGTGTCGAACTTGATGATGTCGAGCGGCGTGACCTGCCCCTTCTCGAGCATGTCCTGCATCACATCGAGCACCTGCGACTTGTTCAGAGACTCGCCCTCACCGCCTCCGAAGGACTTGTTGACGAATCCCTGCTGCCCCTGGCCACCCTTCATGACCTGCATCTGGCCCTTGGGACCATTGGCAGGCATCTGGGCAACCTGATCGACCTGCTCGATCGATCCGGCAACGCCGTAGCCGATGTTGGCCACTGCTTCGGCGAGGCTCTTGTTGAACTCGCCCTGCTCGCCTGCGAAGTTGGTCAGCGTTCCGAACAGCTGCTGACCCATCGCATCGACGTGGGCCTGGACACGTGCCTCAATCCCCTCGAGACCCGCGCCGATGGCCTTCGCCAGCTCAGCCAGGAACTCAGAGACCTCAACGCCCTTCTGGATCGTCTCGTTCTGCTGAGCAGCGGCCTCGAAGGACTTGCCCCAAGGAAGACCACCCTTGTCGTCCTTCTTGTCGTCCTTCTTGTCGTCATCGTCGTCATCGTCGTCCTGGGCCTTGCCCATGCCTGGCATCGGAGGCTTCCCCATCCCGCCGGCACCGCCGCCCATAGGACCGGCCTTCTCGGCAGCCTCGATGTCCGACTTCAGAAGCGCCAGCTCCTCGACGGAAAGAGCCATGCCCTTCTTGACCTTCTCGCGGATCGACTTGCGGACGGCCCTGCCGCCACGCTCGTTGTAGTCGGTCCCGTCCTCCTTGATCTTGTCAGCGCCGGGTCCATCACCCGGAACGTCCGACGACTCGCCGCCTGGCCAAGTCTTGACCTCACTGTTGGGTCCAGTGCAGATCTGGGACTTGGCCATCCCCTCGAGCTTCGCCAAGCTCTTGTAGAAGCTCTCGCGCTGGATCGTGGCCTTGTTCGCCATCTTCATCCTCCTGGTTTTTCAGAGTCCGTTCATGTGAAAAACAGCCTTGGCCACGACTCGGGCTTGCGGCTGAGACAAGTTTCGATATGCCTGGAGCCAAGCAACGGACTCTTCGAAGCTCAGCACCGTGGGCAACGACTTCGAGACTTTCTTTCCGTGTTTCGGATCAGTTTCACCAGGGCCGAGATCGGTCATCTGACCTTCCAGACTCTCGACCTGGATTGGGCTCCCCATCGCCGCCATGGCCTTCTTCCGTTCCTCCTCCCTCTTCTTGAAGAGATCCATATCTTCATTGGGGATCGAGAGGAGGCCACCACCCGCTGTGGGTGGCATTGCCTTCTTAGCCTTGTTGGTGTTGCAGCCGCCACAGCAGCGACCTTCAGACTCCCGCATGGCCTTGTTCGCCATGTCAGGAGTGATCTCGTAATCACCAATGCCAGTCCACGCTTCGACCGGCAGCTCGTTGAGGGACTTCACAACATCGAGCCAGGTGTTGGTGTTGATCGGGGCAGCGGTGATGGCGATGTCCTGGATCCAGCACTTCAGAATCGTCTTCCCCGCACGGCGCAGAACCTTGCCCTGGATCGAAAAGCCAAGCTTGCGAGTCGACTGGGAAGAATCAAGTGAGTTGGCCAGCTCCCAGATCGCGTCCGCTACTTTGTGGTTCTTGAACAGGTAGCCTCTGGTCCAGAGACCTCGAGCTTCGATCCTGGCCTCAGTGGGCTGTCCGACCTTGTTCTCGAACCCTGGCTTGTGATCGTTGTTGTAGTAGCCGTACTTAAGGAAGTAGGAGAAGTCGATCCCGACCTTCTTGACGATCTCGTCCTGAAGATCCGTGTCCTCCGTGGATGCGATCCCTTCGATCCAACGACGAGGATCCTCATCCGGACTCTCAGATCGTGACTTCGAGATCGTCAGCGGAATCCAGAACTGAAAGCCATCCGGATTTAGAAGATCAAGCATCTTGGATCCAGACATGAAAAAAGGGAGGTCAGGCGCGAGCCCGATCTCCCTTTATTGGAGTCACGTTTATGTTGTGATCCCGGTTCTACTTCTTCAGGATCTCCTCGTCAACTATTATTTTTGGCCGATCCCTCAGGAACAGCTTTGGCTGTCGTATGGCCTTGGCAAGTTCAGCCTGATCCAACTGCACCGGAACCTGGTTTTCCTTGTTACAATTAGGGCAGATAGCCAGAGCTACGCCGTTCCGAAAGATCAGGATCTTGTTACGAATCTTGACCTCTGTTGAGGAGGACTTGACCAGCACCTCCCCACAAGAACAAGCGAACAGATGGTCCATCAGGCAACCCGCCGGATCATGGAATCCAGCAAGGATTTGACCGACAGATCCTGAGCCTGAGCCGGTGGTGCAGACTCCTCCTGCTCCATGTGCGGATTGTCCTCTACGTTGTCAAGAAGCTGATTGGATCCATCAGCGTACTCACGGCGTGGATCTGGGATCGGAACATCAGGCACCTTGGTAGCCAGCTTGAAGGCAGCCCACTGCTGATCGTGCTCGTGCATCGGATGTCCGTGGACCCACTTGCTGAAAGCTTCCTCCTCAGGAGAACGATCCGGATGTGACACAGACACATGCCAAACATACGGATCAGGTTGGCGCTGCGTCTGACTCTTGTTGATCCCGCCGAGACCATCCGACTGCTTCCAAGCGTGATCCGAAGCTTCCTTGGCCTCACCACGTTTGCTAGGATCGCGACCCGCCACGCCATGCATGTGAGCAGCGTATTGATGTGCGGCAATCGGCTCTCTCAGATGGGCATAAGGACCATGCTCTTCCGGGAGACCATCATCTGAGTCACGCAGCTTCTGCCGATAATGATCTGGCATCATATTTGACAGACGCTTAGTCTCAGAATAATGATCACCAATGATCGACTTCTTTGTCTCTTCGCCATGAATCATCGTGGCATGCACAGCACCATCGTGCGGGTGCATCTTCCACACCCTTGTGATGTGCTCGCGAGGAATCTCCGCTCCAACCTTGGCCTTCAGGTAGCCATCCCGCTTGTCACGCTGTAGATGATCCTGCTTTACCTCCACCATGTAGTTTGGTTTGCCAGTCTTTCTGGGATCATCCCTACCGAAGTTCACATAGGACTCGGCAACATCTGGATGATCCGCAAAGCTTGTACCCTCACTGCTGTGAGAGTAGTCACCTCTCGACTTGACACCCTTACCGGCGCCGACCGTTGCGTGATACTCCTCGTGGGTCATGCCACGATAGGCGTGACCTGGCCGATGCATCGAGTTGATGTTGTCCACATCACCAACCTCAGCACCTCTGGAACGAACTGAAAACGACTTCCCCATCTCACCAGAACCGTACACGTGATTGAGCGGATGCCAGCTGCCATCCTTGTGCTTGATCTCGAGATCGTTCGAGTGAACTTTCTTGGTCGTGACGACGTCACCAGTCCCACGCTCTGGCTTGAAGTGATCCGCTTGCTTCGTCCGAAGAATAACGGATTTACCTTCCGCCGGAGCAAACGAATGAACTGCACTTGCCTTGTTCGACCAGTACGATCTCTTTTCTGTGCTGCCGTCAGGCCAAGTGCTCTGATCAGTCCCATGCCACGGACGATGGGGCTTCAGATGACTACCGGCGATATCTCTGGCATTGTCCTCATTCGTCGCATGGTAGACATAGCCATTCTCGGTTTCTGTCTTCTCCGAAGGACGATGTGGCTCAAAGGCCTTCTCGATCTTCTTCAACTTCTTATAGTACTTCCTGTCCTCGGTCAGGTGATCTTTTGTGATCTCATATGCAATGGATGGATCGTCGGTGTGCTCCATCTCCACCTTGAGTCCTTCCATTACATCGTCGAAATCGAAATCCGTGTCGGGCTTGCCCTCTGACAGACCGCCTGGAATTTTGTCCGTCGTCACCATGTGCGGGTGCTTCTTCGTTGCGAAGACCTTGTTCTTGAACTCCCGCATCGACATGGTCGTCATGGAACCGAAGAAACGAGGATCGTCGTAGTGCTTCAAGTAGGCTTCGCGAGCCTCGTCTGGGGTCCTGAAGCCCAACATGACTTTGTCCTCATCGTACTCCTTGAAGGTCGGCCCCTTCATCTGATGCACAACGAAAACACGATCCGAGTTTCGGTGAGGACCGATGTAGACGTCGACCTCTCCGTTGTCTGTTCCAGTCGTGTCCCTGATGTAGCCGTAGGGGTAGAGCATCTTCGTCTGCCCCGACTCACCCGTGTGCTTGTTATGCCACTTCCGAACACTGCCAACCGGATTCTCAATAGAGATCGGCAGGCCTTGGAACACCAACCTCGAGACCTCACCGAAATTCTCTTTTTCTTCCTCCTGGTTCTTCGACTTGTTGAACTCCGGATGATGGTGGTGGACAGCTGACATGTAAAGCGACTCCACCGCCACTGGATCAACGTACATCTGCTGAGCCAGCTTCGGACTCATGGTCAGGTGACCCATCATGCGAGCCACGCGCCCATAGGTCTTGTTGGCGATCTTGGGCAGATGCTCAGGACCCAGATTGGGAGTTGTTGCAGCCTGGTTCTGGAACTCCTTGGAGAACATCTCCGTGCCATGGAAGACACGAAGGTGATTTGGGCTGATCCCGAATTGGTCGTCAAAGATCTTGGCCAGCATGGGCTGTTCGAGTCTCTGACCTTGAACCATGAAAAGAGGATCAGTAGACTTCTTGCCCTGCATTAGTTCATGCAGAGCGGTGCCAATCGTGTTGTCCATCACCACTTGCGCGTGGTGGGCTCCACCCTTGGCGTCACGGTAGGTGAATGACACCGTGTTGCCAGACGGCTTCACGTCCCCAACCTTCAGAGACAGGAGACCACTGTCCGTGCCATCAGACGCCATCTTGGCCTGGTCCATCAATGCTGCGGCCAGACCAATGGCTCGATGAACAGGATCAGGAGTGGACAGCAATTGCTTGTACCACTGGCGAACCTTCTCAAGCTGTGCATCTGCGTGACGAAGATCTTCGTTGAACTTGAGACGATGATCTTTGACTCTGTCCTTGTGCAAATAGATGTGCTCGTCGTCTCCAGTATCTGGATCTTGGTAGCGCTCCACCCAGTTGTTCACGTCCGGATCGTAGTGATCGTTGTGCTCGGACTCAACTCCATCCGGAACGGGACGATGCAGCTTTCGACCATGCTTGTCGAACATGTGAGGAGCCGTCTGCGGCGTTGGCTCATTGGGGTGCAACTGCGGAGGACCAAGCTCTGGATCGTGGTGAGGATGGCCCTCGGGGGCATTGGTCATCCGAACCACGTCACCATTGGGTCCTTCCCACATGTGCTTGTGGGCCCCAGGTTCGCCCTCCCGCCAGAGGTACTTCGGCTGGCTGTTACCCTCCTCCGAGGCCTCTGGGGCATCCAGGGCCTTGCAGAGGGTCGATACGGAGACAGCCACCAAGGACCGGCGGAACTTGCCTCCTCGGCCGCCCCACTCGTCCTCATCCATGCCTGGCTGGCCATGCTCAGGCTCGTAAACGGACGGATCGGAGTGCCCAGAGACATAGGCCTGCCGTTGTCCAGGAGCAGCCGAGGCCGCCGGACCAGCCGGTTCCTTCTTCTTGGGTGCCTGCCCCAGCCACTCGGGCTTCTCAGGCTTTGCTGGCTCGTCTTCGTCAGCGGGGAGACCGTGCTCTTCGACGTACCGCTTGTACTGGAGACTCTGCTCCGGATCCATCTGGTAGCCGGACCCCATCATCCCGCCGACACCTCCCTGCACGAGACCATGGCCGGCGGACCTCCCACGACGGCTTCTTGGTTCTACGGCCTCGTCGACGCCCTGGCTTTCTCCTTCACCCTCTGGCTTCGCTGTCTCGCGAACAGACGGGCCGAACTCCGTCTTGGGTCTGAAAGCCCGCACGTCCTTGCGCCGTTCCCTGATCCTGATGGCCTCCTCCGTTGGAACCGATCCCAGATTGGGCAGATGCTCTTCCATTGCCCTTCCAGATCGGTTCACCAGGTGGGTAGACAAACGAGCAGACTGTCCCTCGTGTCCGACGTTGTGCGGATTGTAACTGTCAACGGAGTCGTGGAACGCCTTGCCATAGGCATGGTTGATCAACTCAGAGATGTCGTTGTGCTTCTGTTCCGGGTTATTGGAGAGCCGTCCGTACTTCTTCAGCACCTCAACAGCCTTGCCGTAGAGTCGCCCGAAGTTCTCATGCAGCAGTGCTGTCATCACCTTGCGGCGATCGTGGTGGGAATCGAAATCGAGATGTGATCCTCTCTTGACATAGTGACGATCTTTTTCACCATACTCATTGGTGGTGTCGTAACCACGATCTTCGTCGTTCCACTTCCACGTCCCCATGTCACCACGTTCGATGGCGTTGGTGACTGCGTCCTCAGCAGTGAGCGTGTTCCCTGTAGCATCACGCTTTTTGGTGTGCGTATTGGGATCCCAAACCTCGTGGTGCGTGGCTTCCCAATCCTTGGCTCGTTTCCTCTCGCTCAGAGGAACAGCACCGCGATGCTCCTCATTCTTGAGGAACTCCTGCAGCGACTTCTCCTTCTCGAAGCGCTGGATTACGCTCTCCATCGATCCGGTACCACCAGGCCTCCACTCTCGGTGGTAGCCACGACGAACGTCGTCCGGATGAACAAATCTGCTACGAGAGTCCATCTTGACCATGGGCTTGTCAGCCTGGGGCCGTTGCGCGCCTTCCTTCCTCTTCTTGGGAGCAGAGATCGGCATCTTCACGTGGACCCACGGATCGCCATGGGCGTCCTTGACGGTGATCACAGGATTGAGCTTCCTCTGAAGCGCCGTCATGCCGGCAACGCGATCTCCACCACCCTTCTGACCAGGATTCCTGATGATCGCTGTCTTGCGATCGTCGAGCTTGGGCATGCTCGTCTCTTTGTCGATGACGTGCTTGCCCTCTTCATCTTTTTCTGCACCAGGGAAATGCAGGATCTTGTCTTCGTGCTGGTTCGTCTCATCATTCCACAGCTTGATCGGGTGGTCTCCACCCTCAGCTGCGTGCATGTGGAACGCGTGATGGAACGCCTGATCTGGAGTCCCACCTTTGAACTCGGAATGAACTGCAAGAGAGTGACCCTCAGGATTGTTGACATGACTCACACCATGGTTCGCGTGCATGTCATCCTGGTAGGTGTAGTCCCAACGACCGTTTCGGAACTCTCTCTTGACGTACTTCCCACCCCTGGCTCGACCCTCAGCGCCAGCAGAAGGAATAGCGCCAGCAGGGGGTGCCTCGAGCGCCTTGATCATGCCGTCGATCAACGACTTTGGCATCATGGCTGAGGCACGTTGCGCCCCCTCGCTATCCCCTCTGCCAAAGTACCGACGCAACTCTTGAATCGGGGCCACCATCGGAACTTTGATCCCAATAACCTCAGACCAATCCTTCCACTGATTCTTTCCCCGCCTGATAGGGCCAGGAGGAAAATAGCCCTGCTCGTGATCTTTCAGATAAACAGGATCACCATTGGCGTTTCGAGGACTGTAGTCTCCAAACGTGTCGACAGGTGAAACCTCTGCCGAACGCTGTCCTGTCCCCACGCCATGGCCCATGTCCACGCCCATGGACTTGAACTGAGCCTGCTCCTTCTTCTCTTGCTCTGCCTGCTCCTGAGCTGGGTCTGGCTCTTCGCCAGCGTCATCGCTCTGATCTTGGTCGTCAACCTGACCGGACTCGATCTGCTCCTGACGCTTCTCTTCTCGCTTGCGCTGCAACTCCTCAGGATCACCACCACGGAACGAACCCTGTTCCTCACCAGGATTTCGATCTGACTTGATCACAGGACCATGAGATTGCTCAGCTGCAGAGCTGTCACTGTAGGCCTGCTCTGTAGCTGCGCGAGCCTGATCTGCAAATTTGGGGTTCTTAGCCGCTTTATTGTGCGCTTTGATAGCGGCCACATGGCTGTCAGCAGCCTTTTGATGAGAAGCTACGATCCACGATTCGAAGTGGTTGTTGGCCATCTTGTCGTGATAGGTGGCCTGTCCCTTGTGCTGCAAAGCCATGTCAGAGTGGTTGACTCTGGATGGATATCCCTTCGACACATCACCATGCCAATAGGCCGCCGTATTCTTTGCCTGAGTAGCTGCCTGAGTGTACTCTTTGCCATAAGAGTGACTCTCATGCTTGAAGGCTTCGATGTGCTGCTTGAACATGCCAGACTTTGGTACGCCAGCAACCTTGATCAACGACGTGGCCCTGTCCATGTGTTCCTTGGCCTTGTCATGATCTCCACGGTTGCTGTGGATATGGAAGTTGATCAGGGTGTTCGCGATGTCTTGATGCATCCGACGTCGCTGAGAAGCCGTTTTCGGTTCTTCTGACTCCTCTGACTCAGACTTCTCTACATCATCCTCACCAGCATCAACCTGCTCCTGGCGCTTCTCCTCACGCATCTGCTGCAGCTCGGATGGGTCCTTGCCTCCACGGAAGGTTCCCTCGCCATCTGCCTTGGAGATCATGCTGTCGAGAAGAGAGACTGCCTTGCTGACCGACTGCGGCTGGTTCTGAGAAGGGGTGACCCCAGGCCTGCCCATTTCAAGCTGCCGGTGCAGGTGGAAGTCACGACCAATGGCCGCGTTGTATAGCTTGTCGATCTCGCCATGAAGCCGCCCATCGTGCAGATACAACTTGCGCAGGCGCTTCAACCGATCGATCAGATGCTCAATTTCAGTCTGATCTGTGATCGAGTAGATGTACTCCTCGGTCGGAAGAACCCTGTGAGAAGCATTGAGCAACGAATGGGATTCCCTGTCGATCATGGCTTGGCCTTCTTTCCGAACGCTACCTCAGGATCAAGTAGCGTGAATCTTCCTTCCTTATTCCAACCCCATCCTGGTGGCGCGTATCGAATCCGGCAGAAACAGTGAGGGTGTAGAGGTGGAACTACCGGCTTGGCGTTCTTCCTCCACGGTCGCTGATAGTTAGATCCGGCGTTGTTCAGAAGCTCCGCAAGTCGGAAGATCTTGGGATTACCATCAGGACCCATGTAGAGCCTCTTGCAGTCCTCGCATGCCGTTGGTGCCGGCACGATGGTCACAGTGCTGTTGATTCCTTCCGAGTCCCGGTAGATGTCCTTCTTCTCGATGATGGCCTGGGCCACACCCAGCTGCCTGGCCTTGTGCATCTCCGTGGAAGCGACACGGTACCAGTTCCTGTGCTTCTCCTTCAGATCACCTACCAGATCTTTGGCAACATCGAAGTAGGCACGATTGGTTTCCACACCAAACTTGATCTTGTCTTTGAGGATTCCTCGTACCTGGCCTTCAGAGATCACTGCTCCCGTCGTTTGGGCCAAATCATCATAGAGACCATTCACGATGTCTTCGCCCAATCGACGGAAAGATGAGTAGGCCGACAACTCGGCTGCTTTGACCTGTAGACCCTCTAGCTCGGTCAAGGGTCTCTTGGCCGCCTCCTCTAGGTCTCCCCATCCATAGGTCTTCCACTCGCTTTCCTTCAGCAAAGCTTCCTGCTCACCCAACATGAACGCCAAATGAATGATCGACACCGGAAGCTTATCTGATGCTGCGCTTGGAACTTTAACCTTGGAAGAATCTACCGACGAAAAGGACTCACCAAAAAGGCGCCACATGAACCATCCGACATGACGTCGAATGATCTCTGCAACCTTCTCGAGCTGCTCTTTGGTTATGATCGCCATTCACTTCAAGTCTACTGTGTGACGTACAAACCCAACGACTTGCCTCGGCCAGCCATACTATGAGCAATGGCAATAGCCTGGTCCTGTGGCTTGCCCTCATGCATCAGAAGTCTGATCTTTTCACTGATCCACTCTTTGCCTTTGGCCTTGGAAACACCCTGCTTCATCCTCGCCTTGGCCCCACGCTGCTTCTCTGCTGACGAATCCAAAGCCATCTCAGCGTGATCCAGTTTCTCATATCGATGAGAACCTAGATGATATGGGAACCTGCAATTCTGTCGATGAGCCTCCATGTCGAAACCGAAGCTAGTACCTATCTTGTTGGCCTTGTCAGATACGCGATCAAAATCCTCTTGCTTGTGAGGCAGGCCAAGCCTGGCTGGTGGAGTGGACTTCCCGAACAAGTTGCTTCTGAGGAAGAGGCCCTTCACAGCACCCAAATTAGGTTCGCTGCGAAGTTGCGAAAGCATGTCCTGGAGTTTCGGCCTTGACTTCAGTTCATGAGCATCCACCCCAGGAACAGCAGGATGAATCTCTGGCGTAGCCGCCCCCCGCTGGGTTCCTTCAGTCTCCCGGCGCATCGTCTTGGCCTTGGGGCTAGCCAGAACACCCATATGAGAATGAAGTGCCGTGTTGACATCATCAGGATGCAAATCAGATCTAGTACTGTAGTGATGCAGCCAATCCTCATGATGCTCAGGCCCGGACTTGATCCCTTGGCTCTCCATACTGGACAACTTCTGGTTCACCTGACCGAGTACCTTGGTCCGGTGAGCTACGTCAGGATGGTCTGCAGGATGCATAGACCTCTGGTGGGCGTCCAACTTTCCCTCGAGATAGGTCTTCTTAGCCGTCAAACGGGCATGCTCATGTTGTGGTGTTGAGACATCCACCGGAGGTTGTCCGCCTTCGAACATTGTCTCGGCCTTGGACATAGCCTCAGCGTGTGCCTGAATGGCCTTGGCTAGTTTCACTGCCGGATGAGACTTCGACAGACCATCACAGATCACCAGTGCCGGCTGAGGCGGTGGTGCTGGCAGTGCAGCATGGCATCCTGGGGTCACTCCGTGAAAAGTCCCTCGTGTCGTCACAGGACCCATAAGGTTCACCAACGGGCGAGCCTCATCAACGACAAAAGAGATCTGTTGTCCGGAGACACCAGCAGGGCGCAGCCTGCGTGAACTGATCATGTCTGCTCTCACGGCACACCTCGAAGTAGAGGAAGAATGGCAGTAGCCAGAAGTGCTCCACCGTCTTGCATCAACTTGGTCGCATTTTCCTTGGTCATGCCGTACTTCACCTGAAGAAGATTCAACACCTTCTGGCCCTGACTGGTGAGCTTCGGCCGTACCAAGTTACTTGCCACTGAAGACCTCAGAGATCTCTTTCAACAGGCTGAAGGCCATCGCATCGTAGGTCTCGTTCACTAACTGATCTAGCTTTCTAGATGCTGGGTTCTGCTTCTCTGGCTGCTCAGCGTCATGCTCGTCGTCTATATGAGCCACAGCGGCCTTGCAGATCGATTCGAAGTTCCCAGCGTCTACTGCCAGGCTAGCTGCGGGAGACGTGTCGCGTCGGAACACTTCCGCCTCCTCGACCAGCGTTCCAATTGACCTCCTCGCCGAGGTGGCCGTGGACCGCCAGCGCAACCAGCGCCTTCTCGTCATCGGCCATTTTGGTCATCGTTCCTGCCAAGCGCTTGTCCATGAAACCGAACTTGCCCGGCAGAATCGAGGTCAAGATGGCCTTCTCGAACTCGGTGAGGCCACCACCGTCCTGAACCTTGTGGATCAGATCGATGATCTGGTTTGCGACGTACTTGATATCGAGCTGTCCGTTTGGGTACCTGCGAAGCGGAGTGCAACCCACTTCACGGTCCTTCGGCATCCTCACCTCGGTGTGGTGCGTGGTGCCATCCCTGTAGCTCGTGGATTTCGACACCGTCTCACCATCAGCCCGAAGGTTGATCGGAACACGGCCAGCGTATGGATTGTTGCTCATCAACTACTCCTTTTCCATGTGCCGAAAAGCGTTCTCGGACTGAGTCATTGCACGACGAGAATGATTCTGCATGGTCTTCACATCAGGTTCGACACCATGCTCGCCGACTTTCCGACTCGATTCTCGAATCGTCGACACAGCCTTCTTGTGAGACTCTGCCGCTTGCTTGTGCCCCGCTGCCGCAGGGTGATCGCTCGGCAGTACATTGGAGATCTTGGTATGAATCTGGGTCATCCTGTCGTGGTACTTCTCCCACTGGTGACTCCCACTCATACCATCATGCTTGTCCTTTGGAGCGTCAGGAAGAGTCTTCATCTCCCCGTAGACAGGAACATGATGAGCCCGGAACTCTCCGGTGAGGGCTTTCAGAAAGAGAGGTGGATTCTTGCTCTTCATGGCCTGAGTGAACTTCGGGTGAAGCTCCTGCATGGCCGTCTTGAAGTGGTCTGCCGTAGGGTTGGCGCCCTGCTTACGCAGATTCATGTACTGCTTGTGGTGTTCCTGGGCTTGATTCCAACCACCCGGAGAGCGACCATGAAAGTCAGCCTGGATATAGTGCTTGGCAGCATCGATGTGCATGTCCTCGCTAGGCTTGCCCCTCGCAGCGTGGGTTGCGTAAATAGGATCCTGAGGTCCGATCGGCTGCATTAGACCCTGTTGCCCCTGGATAGCCTTCTCTGCTTTCGGATCCTTCTCTTTCTCGACTGGCGTGAAAGAGATGTTGTGGATATCAGGTCTGTCAAAGCGAAGCTCTTTCTTGGGTGTTCCCCAATTCACCTTCCTGGAGAAGTCCCTAGCCGCACCCTTGTCCATGGCCTTGCGAAGCTCGTCTGTTCCCAAACGAACAAAAAGGGGCAGATGCCGACGAGAAATCATCGACCCCACAACGAAGAGACGGTTCTCGTCAGACATCATAGTCTCCTTAGTCCGCGATGAACGACGGGATCAAAATGCCACCTCGTCCTTTGGACATGCAACTTCCAGCATTCTTCGAGCACGTCGGACAGGGCTCGTCCATGCTCTTAACGATATGGTAGGTGCGCCCGCAAGCTTCACAGGACTTGATCATCTCTGGCTTTCGAGTGGCCCTCTCCTGAGACTCGTCCTCAATGGACTGAGCCGTCTCTGGGAAGAGCGGGCCGGCGCCGTGATGGGTGAAGTTCTTGTCCATGGCGCTGTTGGCCCGGGTCATCACGTTGGTTGCCGACCTCCACGTGTCCATCGACATGGCCATCGCCCTCGGCATACGAGGTACAGCCCTTGCACCAACCGCCTTGTTCATCTGAGACGGGTTGCCGGGAAACTGATCTTGACCATCCGCCGGCACCGAAGTCTGAGCTGGTCCCTTGCCTCCGTGAGGAGTTCCACTGACCGGACCCTGAGACGGGCCTTTCCCCGCATGTTCAGCACCAGCCGACTTCTGCTCGTTGGCAGGATTGCCCGGATACTGTTCGTCAGCACTGTTGCCCGCCGACGTCTGAGCCGGACCTTTGCCTCCATGTGCGCTTCCTGACACGGGCCCATTCTCATTGGCCGAATTGCCCGGAGACCGCTCACAGGCATGGGCCTTCGAGATCATCAGATCGACGATTGCTGACTTGGTCAGCGACTTGAAGTTCTTCGGTACAGAAGTCATGACGTCACTGTCTCCGTGAGATCCAGCTGTTGGTTTTCCACCTGCAACAGCTGCCATGGGTTTTTGCTTTGCACCACCGACAAGAGATGGAGTACCTGGCACAGTAGGCGCCGGACCTCCGATGTGCTCATCATGAGCGAATGGGCTCGTCATCGTTTTGGGTTTTGGTGAGGTAACACCGGGCGAAGAAGCCAAGGCCTGCTTCTTTGCCTCAGGTCCCTCTTGTGTGGCTGATGGGCCGAAACCAACTTCTTGCTTGTGGGCCGGAGACATCGGCTTCGGCTGATAGGCTGGCTTCTTGTACTCAGCGGTCAGATGCTCGAAGTCCTTCTTGATCTCGCCACTCTTCGCTGCTGGATCAGGGATCAGTCGAACACTCTTGCAGCCCTTGCCCATTCTTTCGGACATCCGCTTCAGCTTGGAAAGAGCCGTCTTACGATCTTCTTCCCGATCCCGTGATGTCTTATTTCTCTTCTTCGATCCCGATTCTGCCTTGATCATGTCATTGATCATGGATGCAGACTTCATGGTTTGCTCCTCCGAAGCCAGCGACTTCTCTTGTCCAGGTATGGTATTCTTTCCTGGCATGTTTTTGTACTTTCGGATCATCTCTCTATTCATGTCACCGATTGCTTTTTTCGATTCTTCGAACCTCTGGCGAACCTGTTCTACCGACCGCTTCTTCTTGGCGGTCTGGGCGCGCGTCCCGGCCTGGTTCATATGCTTCTCACCAAGGAACGGAAGAACTGGCTTGGATAGATTTGCCAGAGCATCGGATTCTTCAACTCCACCGTATCCATAGTCCTTCGCCATCGGAACAGACTTACGTTGAACTCCACGGAAGCCAGCTTCCCATTCCTTGATCTCTGCACCTTGAGGGCTCTTTGGCTTCTCGAACGGCATCACCGGCTCCTCATGAAGTCAACAAAGTCGTCAAATGTGATCGACTTGCCAAAGAGAGAGGCATACTGCTTCCGAGCATCTCCCTGGGACCGTTCTACTGGTTTAGGCGGCGCCACCTCTTCAGGAGCAGACCCTCCAGCTTCCGGTTCACCAGCAGCCATCTCAGGACTGCCCTCTGCACCACCAGCTGCTTCCATTCCTGGCTCTGAAGGGGCGCCACCAACTGCTTCCATTCCTGGCTCTGAAGGGGCGCCACCAGCTTCGGGAGGCATCATGCCGCCAGCCATCTGTGCAGAGCCCTGCTGTAGCTTCTGCTGCAATAGCTGCATCTCAAGAGGGTGTTTGTCTTCAGCGTGACGAACCTTTTGTTCCTTCTCTGGGTCCTGAGCCAGGGCCGCCTGCTGATCTTGCTGAGATTGGGCCTGCTGATCTTGCTCTTGTTGCTGGGCTTGCTGCTCCTGCTGCTGCTTCATATCTTCACGCTGCTGCTGAAGCTGAAGGAGCTGTACCAGCGTTGGATTAAGAGGGATCTCTCCAATGCCTCCAGGTACCTCTGGCATATCCAACTGTCGGCGAACCTCGTTGAGAGTAAGATAGCTGCCAAGCTGATCTTTGAGCAGCTCATGCTTCTCCTGTTCAGTCAGCTCATCAAGACCGGCGAACTCGAAGGCGAAGTGATCGTCGATCTTGTTGATGACGTTGTCGTTGATGACCCCAGCGATGAATTTGAGCAGCGGCTTGAGGCCACGATCACGGGAAGCCTTGAGCTTCCACTCCTGGCTCGACTCAAAGAGAGGAGTCTGCTGCACACCGCCATGGAGATCGAAATTGATCTCAGCAGGGTCGATGAGAAACACACCGCAGGCGATCTTGAGCAGGTACTCAAGCCATCCCTGGAACCCCATCTCCTGGTTCGAGCGCTGCAGATCGATCCACTCCACACCCTCGGATTGGGTGATGGGGGTCTTCCAAGAATTCTCGGTGCCCGCCACCTGGGACACCCACTGGCGCTTGAAGGCCTCTAGCTGATCTGGAGTCCAGTTGTCGCCCTTGAAATTCAAGATGCCCTTGGGGTGGGCCCCTTGAGTAAAGAAACGACGGTTGTACTCCTCAGCGTAGAGGATGCTGGTGATGATAGTGATCAACTGCTCCAGCTCACCGTAGCCATAGCCTTGGATGTAGATGTCGGTCCTGGGGTTTCTGATCCCAAAAGCCAACTCGTCATCCGTGAAGACGTTCTCGATCTGACCATTCACCACTTGAACGTAGCGAACTGGTCTTCCATGAGCTGTCCAATCCCCGTAGTGCTGCCCCTCATAGAGGTTGGCAAACCTGTTGGGTTGGAAAGTCGACGAGATCGGGTTGCGATGGTGGTAGCTGAATTGCATCCCCACATCTCGATCTGGAGATGCAATACGGATCGTCGCTGCATCGAGAGGCCAGAACTCGAATGGAATGCCATTCCGGCGAGGCACTACCTCGAACCCAAGCTGATCGTAGACCAACGTGTCCCGAACGATCATCTTGATGAAGGACTCGAATTTTGGCCTCTTCATCCTCGTGAACGGATTGACCTTACCTGGCTCGCCACACGTGGAAACAAACGTCTCCAGCCGCTCGATGAACTCCCGCTCCGAATCCGTGGTCATGTGGTCCGGGCTCTTGTGCTTGATCTGAAAGCCAAGAGACTTGGTCTGACGATACGGATCAGAGAACGCAGCAATCTGCGCTATACGAGTGTTGATGATGGATGCAACCACCGACACCTGATGGGCAATGCGCCGAAGCGTGTCGTAGGTCAGACTGAAACGACGATCTTTGTATCCGAGG